AGATTACGACGAAGTTTTTAATGACGATGACGGATACCCTGACTAAACTGATTAGTGTCACTCCTGATGCTGAGAAACACATGGCGTATTGTGCCCGTGTAAGCAATCCAAATAACCAAGAGAATGAAAAGTTCTCTGGTCTGCTTAAGTATTGTGTGAAGCACCAGCACTGGAGTATCTTTGAGCAGGCATATATGACCCTGGAAATTAACACCACCAGGGGGGTGGCAGCTCAAGTGCTGCGCCACCGTTCGTTCACATATCAAGAATTTTCACAACGGTATGCTGATTCTTCCCTACTCGCAGAGACGATCCCTCTACCTGAACTACGCAGACAAGACACCAAGAATCGTCAGAATTCTATTGATGATATTGACCCGTTTATCCGTCAAGAGTTCCAGATCAAAATGCAGAAGCACTTTGAAGAAGGAATGAAACTCTACAAAGAAATGCTTGATGCATCGATTGCAAAGGAGTGTGCTCGCTTTGTGCTTCCTTTAGCAACTCCCACAAGAATCTACATGACGGGCTCAGTGCGCTCATGGATCCATTATATCGATTTGCGTTCTGCAAATGGTACACAGAAGGAGCACATGGACATTGCTCTGGGTGCAAAGAAGATTTTTGTTGAGCAGTTCCCTGCCGTTGCTGAAGCAATGGAATGGATTTAATAAATACTAGAAAAGGATTGAACGTTTATGCCAACGTACCCCGTTATTAATTTAGAAACGAAAGAGAAAAAAGAACTCCACATGACTATGAAGGAGTATGCTCAGTGGAAGGAAGACAATCCAGGATGGGATAAGGACTGGTCAAAAGGTTGTGCTGGAGTAGATACCGAGTTTAGATGGACAGGAGAAGCAAAGTCTAGCGGTTGGAATGAAGTTCTGGACCGTGCATCTAAACAACCTGGTGCGACTGTCCAGAAACACCGCGACTACTCCTTCTAATCTCCTCTATGCCTGCAAAAAGAAAGACCCAATCTCCAATCGTTCCCTTTGGAATGAGTAATAAGCACATGAAAAGAAAGAAACCAATCAATCTAGACTTAATGCGTAAGATTGAACCTCTTACGCAAAATCAAGAAGAACTCTTTAGATGCTATAAGAATGATCAAAATCTTGTAGCATATGGTTGTGCAGGAACTGGTAAGACCTTTATCACCCTCTACAATGCCCTCAGGGATGTTTTGGATGAGAAGACACCATATGAAAAGATCTATCTTGTAAGATCCCTTGTAGCAACCAGAGAGATTGGATTCCTTCCTGGGGATCATGAAGATAAGTCTTCTCTTTACCAGATTCCATATAAGAATATGGTGAAGTATATGTTTGAGATGCCTACAGATTCTGACTTTGAGATGTTGTATGGTAATCTGAAAACTCAAGGGACTATTAGTTTTTGGTCTACGTCTTTTATTCGTGGTACAACTCTTGACAATGCAATTGTTATTGTTGACGAATTTCAAAACTTAAACTATCATGAACTTGATAGTATTATTACGAGGATCGGACAAGACTCCAAGATTATGTTCTGTGGAGATGCTACTCAGTCTGACCTTTTGAAAGACAGAGAAAGAAATGGCATTGCTGATTTCATGAAAGTTCTTCGTATCATGCCTTCTGTCGATGTTATTGAGTTTGGAGTCGAAGATATCGTTCGTTCTGGACTGGTGAAAGAATACTTACTTGCTAAGATGGAATTGAATTTATGATTTTTGAGCATTGTAATTACCTTGGTGACCTTGAACTAAACAAGAAAGAAACGAATGGCATCCGTCTCTATAATCTTCCTAATGGAGAATGGGTGCCTTCTATTACGTCTGTAACTTCTTTTTATAACCGACAAATCTTTGCTAAGTGGAGAGAAAGGGTTGGTATTGAAGAAGCAAATCGTATTACCAAGAAAGCAACCACCCGCGGGACCGATTTCCATGCGGCAACTGAACTGTACATGTTGAATAAGGACATTAACTGGGATGATTTTCGTCCTCTGACAAAGTTCATGTTTCATCATGCCAAGCCATATCTGGACAAGATAAATAATGTACATGCTATTGAAAGAACTCTGTATTCAGAGTATCTTGGATTAGCAGGAAGAGTAGACTGCATTGCCGAGTATGAAGGAGAGCTTGCAGTCATTGACTTTAAAACATCTGAAAAGATTAAACCCGAAAAGTGGTTGGAAAACTACTTTGTTCAAGAGATGTTTTATGCGTCTGCTTACTACGAACTAACTGGTATCTCCGTCAATAAACTAATCACTATTATGGTTACTCCTGGTGGTGAGGTCAAAGTATTTGACAAAAGAAACAAAGGGGACTATATTAAATTGTTAGTTCGGTATATTAAAGAATTTGTATCTCACAATATTAGGACAGAGAATGGAGAATGAACTAGAAAAAGTATTAGAAAGTAAATTCTTTTGCCCTTCTCGATTTGCCCAAGAGATTGAGTCTCTTGTAGTACAAAACTCAGACATGAGTTACATTGATGCTATCATATTTTTCTGCGAGAAAAATACAATTGATTTGGAGTCAGTTCCTAAACTAATTTCAAAACCATTGAAAGAAAAGATTAAATATGAAGCAATGGAACTAAACTTTCTGAAGAGAAGTTCCCGTGCCAAATTGCCACTTTGATTTCATTTTAGGGTAAAAAAATTTCCCGGCAAAAAACCCTTATATTACTTTTTTGATGATGCCGTTTGATGCCTACAGACAATATCTTTCGTTGAAGAACCACTTCACGAAAGAGAAGTATGACTATCACAAGTATTGTGGTAAGAGTCGTGCTACAGTACAATCATTCTATAAAAGGAAAGATCGTTTTTGGTTTGAGAAACTCGCCAGGAACAAAGACGATAAGGAAGTAGTTGAGTTCTTCATATCTAATTTTATCACCTGCACTGATCCAAGTAAGCTTTGGATAGGAGAATTGATTCGCGAAGGTGAAGTTAGATACACTTCATGGAAGAAGAGAACTCAATCAATGTCTTACATGTTCAAGGGAGAGATTGAAGAACTCCTCTCTGAAAAGAAGTTGGATGATTTGTTCTCAAGTAAGTCTGGACATCCCACCATTCTAAAAAAATATTTGGGTGGGGATATCTCTATTGAAACTATGGTAATTCTTGATAGAATACTAGAGTTCCGAAAAAACTTTGACAATGATCTACAAGATCCGGTATGGGAAACCGTCAGTATGAGAATGAAAAAGTATTCTCCGTTCCTAAATATTGATGTACCACGTTATAAAAAAATCCTTAGAGAGGTTGCAGTAGGGTAGATGAGTTTCTTTGAATCCGAAGTCGTTAGAGCAGAACTTGCTGAAGTCCAGGAACTTCAGGAAGAAGTCTACTCTAGCGTATTTAAATTCCCCTCTATGGACAAGGAAGAAAAACTGCATCACATCAGTCTCCTAGAGAAACTGATTGATAAGCAGAAAATTGTATGGACTCGTCTGAGTCTGTCCGATGATCCTGGCGCAATAGAGATGAAGCAGAATATGCTTGAGTCTGCTCGCGCAATGGGACTTCCCGCAAACGTTGATATGAGTGTTGTGTTTAACAACATGAATGAAATGCTTACTGTTATGAGAAATCAAGTTGACTCTACGGGTTCTGACCTGTAGAATAACAAGGTACACACAAGCCAAATCTAATTAATCCGAGGTAATCCTATGTCTTTCGCAGACCTTAAAAAGCAGTCTTCTCTTGGTTCGTTGACTTCTAAGTTGGTAAAAGAAGTCGAGAAGATGAACAACACTAGTGGCGGTGGAGATGACCGTCTCTGGAAACCTGAAATGGATAAGACCGGCAACGGTTACGCAGTCATCCGTTTCCTGCCCGCACCTGAAGGGGAAGAACTCCCTTGGGCAAAGATGTATTCTCATGCCTTCCAAGGTCCTGGTGGATGGTATATTGAGAACTCTCTGACCACTCTGGGTCAGAAAGATCCTGTGTCTGAATACAATCGTGAACTGTGGAACAGTGGTGTCGAATCCGATAAAGACACTGTTCGTAAGCAGAAGCGCAAACTGTCCTACTATGCCAACATCTATGTTGTGCAGGACAAAGCAAACCCACAGAACGAGGGCAAGGTTTTCCTGTATAAGTTTGGTAAGAAGATCTTTGACAAGATCATGGA